CTAAAGATGATATGAAAGTAGCAGTATAGCTAACTAATCGATTCCAAATCGCTCCATTCGCAGAGAAAGTAGGTTCTAGCGCAGGACTAGCAGAAGTATCTCGTATGTCTGTCACTCCGAAAATAGTAAAGAACTATGAGAAGCTATACAAGAAAATGGTAGATGGTACTGCTACCCCTGAAGAGATGCTGGAAGTAGGAAAGACTAATCTTGTGATTGCATATACAAGAACCTATGGAGAAGGTGTTGGTACGGCATTTGAAACTGCTCCTAAAGTTCTCAGTCTTGCAGATAAGAGCGGGACTAAAGGGTTTGATATAAAGGTAAATAAGAGAGGAGTTAAGTACGGGAAAGGAGACGGACAGACTGTTCGATTCGATACTGATTTCTTAGAAGGAAAAGTTAGAAGTCAGAGAGTGCCTGGTTCTTTCAACCAGCGGATAGAAGTGAAGCCTAAGTCTTGGGACATATTCAAAGCATCTCTGGAAGAAACACAAGCTCGCTATCTGTGGGTTATGAAAGGACTTCCTAAGTTAGAGGATGGGAAAACTATGTATGTGGATGTTACTGACATCCCAATGCTGGAGAAGGTATTTAATGATTTGTCAGATTACTCTGCTGTAAACTTCAGTGGATTCAAAAGAGGAGACTATGTTCCTGATCCTACTACTATGGGTAAATTCCTAGAGCAGCAGAAACTACGAGTTGCTAACAGGATGCTCAAGATTAGAGGAGAGGAGAGACTGATAAAAGGTAAGCCGCTAGCTAATCCACTTTCCCAGGAAGAGATTGCTGCACGAGTTAATGTTACTAATCGCTTGCTGTCCCTACAAGGTAAGCCAGTAGTTAATGGCGAAGCTCATGTAGATGACTTGTTTGCTCACCAGATGTATACCAGAGAGTATAATGATAGGATGGTTAAAGCTGGTATTCTGGAAGAAGGAAGAGAAGTAGAAACTGTTCTTACTCTGCCGCAGCATGCTAAGATGGTATTCCATTCTCGTGCTGTAAATTTGGATGCATACAAGACTATTGATCCTACTAGCCCAGAAGCTATTGGGCAGATGAACAATTTCATAGTAGAAAATATGACTGTGATTAAGGAACAACAGCGCGCATACCAAGATGGACTTAACAGGGCAGCAGCAGGAGTCTTAGCAGAAGACTATGTACGCTTCGCAGATATGGATACCGGACGCTTCTTTACTACTGACTCTGCCGGGAACATCGTACTTAAAGAAGGAGTAGTGAAAGATATTATAGAAGCTAAAGCAGATACTGGCGGTGCTGGAGCTGGGCTTACTACTGCTGCTTCACAAAACTACGGTACTCTTGCTGAGCTAGTTGCTCAAGCTGGTCATGCTACTCATGATGTAATACTTAAGCAGCAAGCTAAGATAAGGGAAGTGCTTGATCCTCTCATAGTTAAGCTCACTACTAAGCAAGAAGCTTATCTTGAGTGGTCTGCGCTACAGCAGAGAGTACGAGCAATAGAAGGCCACTATGCTCTTAATGAAACTGGCGATGCACTGGAACCTATTGCATTACAGCAGTATAGAAAAGAAGTGCAACAATTAATAGATCAAGGACTTGAGCCGCCTCCTTTTGTATTCGAGCCTGGAATGGAAGAATTCATACCTCTGGTAAACCAAGAAGTACGAGATATGGTTCGTGCGCATATTGAAGTAAACGGTTTGCGTACTGCGAAACTTGCATCTTTGCGTACTGCGCAGGGCTTACAATTCAATCGCCCTCCGGAAGCATTCTATCCAATACCTGTTGATCCTAAGAAGTATTCCCACTTCGCACTGGTCACTGATAAGAGCATCACTGCTGGTAACAGGCAGAAAACTCTGTTCGCTTCCAGTGCTGAAGAGCTGGAAGGAATGATTAATAGTCTGAAAAATAATCCGCATCTTAATATTAAGATCAGAACTAAGCAAGAGGCTATTGATCATATTAAAAGATATGAAAAGTTTGATTATGAGAAATCTCTTAATAGGAACTACCTTGATGTAGAAGCAAAGAGGAAAGGCGTAAGTTCTCCTTATGTTGTATCTACTGATCCAAGGAAGATTGCAGATGATCTTATTTCCTGGCATATGGATCGTACTTCCGGTCTTGTACGGGAATCTGTAAGTGCTAAGTATGAGGTAGCGTTTGAGGAACTTCTACGCTTAGGGAAGCAAAGTACTAATATTGCTACGTCCAAGTTCTCAGATTCTATTCTGATGGAATATGTAGATGAGCTAGTAAAGAATCCCTATAATACTTATATCAAGACTGCGCTGGACATAAGAAACAATGACTATCCTTGGATGGTTAAGATTAACCGCATGGCAGATGAAGCTATTAGCAGAGTTAGTAAGAAAGTAAGGACTGCGTTCTTTGCTAATAAGAATGATACAGATTTGGATTCAGTAAATAGGATTCTTACTGAGCATGGGTACAAAGGTGCGGCTTACGATGAGACTATGGAAATCTTTGCTAATGCTACTCCTGCTGTAGGAACACTAAGCAAGGTAGTACAGCGAGCTAATGGATTACTTGCTACAGTAGTTCTGCGTTGGGATATGCTCAATGCTGCTAATAATGCTATCAGTGCGAATGTACTTCTTGGTGCTGAAACGAGAGCAATCATTAAGGCAATAGAAAGAGAAGATAGGAATGCAGTAGGCGCACTTGCTGAACTAAAGAAGCTTGCTTATACTCAGGTTCCTGGTACCGGAGAATTCATTCTGTCTCCTACTAAGATGATTGGAGAATCCATCAAGAAGTTTGGAAGAGTAGGAAGAGAATCTCCTGAGTTTGAATTCTTTGAGAAGAATGGATTCATGAGCAGAATCTCCGATCAGTATCGCGGAGTGCTAGATGATATTTCTTATAATCCTAGCGAAGATGTTTCTGCTTGGAGTAGTAGGCTGAACAAGCGCATTAAACAGATGCGAGAGATAGGAGATAAAGGTGAGGCTCTTACTCAGAACAGACTTGCAGAAGAATTCAACCGTTTCGTAGCAGCAGATGTTATGAAACAGTTTACTGATCTTGCAGTATCTAAAGGAGTAATGACTGGGAAGGAAGCTCTTGCATATATTAATACATTTGTTAATAGGACACAAGGTAACTACCTAGCATCTCAGAGGCCACAGATGTTCCAAGGGCCACTAGGTCAAGCTATGGGATTGTTCCAAACCTATCAGTTCAATCTGATGCAACAACTTCTGCGTCATGTTGGTGAGGGCGGTTCCAAGGATGCAATGACACTGCTAGGACTGCAAGCTACTATTCATGGTATGAATGGACTCCCAGGATTCAATGCAGTTAATACTCATATTATAGGTAATGCTTCTGGTAATACTGCGCACCGCGATGCTTATGATGCAGCTTACGGAGCAATAGGTAAGGAAGCTGGCGATTGGATTACTTATGGATTTGGCTCTAACTTCTTGGGAGTTCTTCATCCTGATCTGAAAATCAATCTATATACTCGTGGTGATATTAATCCTCGCCATGTTACTCTTGTACCAATTAATCCGCTACACACTCCAATCTACCAAGCCTATGCTAAGTTCTTTGGTAACATGGTAGAGACAGGTAAGAAGATGATGGGTGGTGCGGATATAAGTACAGCTCTCTTGCAAGGTCTTGAGCATAATGGTATCAGCCGTCCTCTTGCTGGGCTTGCACAGACCATTCAAGGACTTAACAATCCACAGCAGAAATCTTACAGCACTTCTACGAGAGGGAATCTTGTAGCTGCTAATGACTTCCTATCTTTTGCTAACCTTACCAGAATCATTGGCGGTAAGCCTATGGATGAGGCTATTGCATTGGATGCTACTTATCGCTTTAAGAGTTATGGACTGGAAGATGCTAAGAGAAGGCACTTACTAGGACAAAGTATTAAAACTACGATGATGGCAGGAGAGACTCCTAGTCAGGAGCAGATGGAAGAGTTTGCACAGAAGTATGCAGAGATTGGAGGGAAAGCTAACCAGTTTAATAGTTGGGTAACTGGACTGTATAAGGATGCTAATCTTTCGCAGGCTAATGCAATTGCTCAACACCTTAACAGTCCGTTCAGTAAGAGCATGAAAACTCTTATGGGAGGAGAGGAGTTAGAGGGATTTTAGTCTCCTTCTTCGTACTCTCCTAGATACTCTATTTGTTCTGGTTCTTTTTCTATTGGCATACGCAGCAATGAATCGCGATTGTACAAGATACCAACAGCTAAATCGTTGCATTGGCTTTTAAGCTGCTCTAGCCCTTGGCTATTAAATAAAGTCCAGTCAGTAGGTATTTTATCTATTCCCGCTTCACTTATGTGATCACTTTCTGCAATTAGTTCTTGATGCGGTCTGCATACAAAAATAAGTATTCCATTCTTTCTTATCCAATTTGCTTCATTTTCAAAGCGAACATCAGATATAATAACTATTCCTTTTGCATCTTCTCCTCCAAGCGCATACTCTGCTTCTTTAAGCCAGATATCCTGATGGATTAGTTCCCTTCCCCACTCAGTACCAAGAGTCTGCACCATATGACGATAGGTACAGTCGTACCAATGTTTAGCTTTATCATCTTCCTTATCTTTCAGATGCAGTACTTCCAGCATTCTCTTGATAGGAGTAGCGAAGGAATAGCGTTCAGCCACTAACTGCGATGCAAGCATATCTGCTACAGTATCCTTCCCTGATCTTGCTTTCCCTGTTATGCCGATGATAAATAACTTCTGCTCTGTGCTCATTGTAATGTATCTCCTTCTGCTGTAGTTGGCAGTATCCCAAGCTTTCTCGGACTGTGAGAAACAATCCGTATCTTCCTCTTCTCTCTCAGCTTCTCTATAAGTATTGGATACAGCCTTTCCAGGTCATCTGGAGAATAGGTTCCATCCATTACTACAAGTACATATGCTGCAATTATTCCAATGCGCACACCTTCATCATTGGTCATATCTGCAATAAGCTGATCTTGCAGTTCCTTATGCTGAGTGATTTCTCTAGCTAGTGCGATCTTACCTTCGCTAAAGAACTCCAGCTTCATAGGAGTCTTTGCAGGCATAGCAAGATCCTTCTTGCCATTATCTTCTGTGTCTGAATTGTGACTCATATCTGTGATCTCCTCTTTCTGCTTAGGGGGGGGACTGTACTATTCTACAAGAACTTTCGTACTTGATAGTGTTGCTTCAAATCCTGCTGCGTTCCTATGTCCACCTCCTCCGTAAGCTTGTGCAATTAAAGAAACATCTACTGGGCTTCCAGTATACGAGCGCAAGCTATAGCGATCAACTTCCCTATCTTCCAGTATCTGTATAGTACAGCCATATGTATTACTCTTCACTGCAAGAGCATGACCAACATCACTAGCGTATTCATAATCGCAATACACTGCAAGTCCTGGTACTCCTGCTAGTTCAATAGGCCAAGCAGTTCCTGCAAGTCTTTCTACTTCTGTATCATGCTTCCTTTGCAGCTCTTGTCCTACTTCCAGAAGCAGTGCTAGCTGTTCCTTATCTTCTACTTGATCTGCAAGATAATCCCAGGCTTCAATAGTCATAGGAACGGTACGGATGTATTTGTTCAGGTACTTAGTATCATCTCCGTACTGATATATCCAGCGATCATAGTCATCTACATAGCGAAGGAGTCTTGGCGCTGGTTCGCCTGATCGCAGTATGTTAGAGAAGTGATAGAAACAAACCAACGCTCCGCACATACCATTATGCAGAGAGATGCGAAGCTTCATTCCAGTTATAGCTGCGCTTGAATCTTTATCTATCGCAAGTGTTGGGCAGTATTTTTCAAATGCTGTCTTATGATGATCCAAGATTGTAAGCTGTTGCAGGTATGGATTCAGCACTTCATCAGTAAGCTTCGCAATCAGTTCATTAGGTAGTGAGAAATCCACTACATAGATATTCTTGGCAGCCCTATCAAGAGCTACATCCCACAACTGATCATAGCTGGCCTGGTTATATTCCATAGGAACAAGTTCGTAGACTTCTTCTATCTCATCCAGGAACTTAGCAGTAACCCAAGCTGCTGTGAACCCATCAACACAGTCTGCATGGTATGCAATTAGTGTTACTGGTTGCTGTGATATTTCCATTGTTTCCAGTACTACTGCTTCGTCTATAGTTGTCATAACAAGTTCCTCTCTTCATCAGTTAATAGTGACCAGTCTAATGATCCAGTCACTGCCTCTTCTCTTATCGCTTTAATCGGTAAGAATCCTTTATCTACAGCTTGTATCTTTTCCGCAGCTTGTAGATTTCCTAAGATTTCCGCAAGCTGCTGTCTACTTTCTAAGTCTGCATGTACTAGTTTCCAGATATTATGAATACTGATTGGTACTCTTGCACTATCAATCACACTCATAATCTTATGTGATACTCCTGAGTTCCTGGCCTTACCGAACTCTCCTAGTGCTTTCGGCATTAGATGCTCAGTGAATGTAAGGAGAGTATTCGCATGTACTACATCTTGCAGTTCTATGCTGCTACTAACTCTGGATGCTGCTACTACAAGACATAATTTAAGAAGATGCGTGAAGCGGCGGTTAGCATAATGCTCGAAGCGTAAATCTTTTATTCCTTCCCATGTCATGTAGATACTATCCAGTAACTGCATTCCTTCTTCTGATATTTTTAGTTCCCCATGCAGAGTAGTCTTTATAACTTGCAGCATACTAAGAAGTTTCTGTTGCAGAATCAGATCAGGGGGAGGAGGAAAAGTATACTTAATCCCACTAGGCTCACCATAAACAAGAAGGAGTCTGCTAAAAAATCCTTGACCGATAGACTCAGGAGGGAATGCTTGAGAAAATCCAGTAGCAGTATTACCACCAAGAATAGATATAGTAGGATTTGGTATGAATACTGACTTAGAGTTTTTAAGCCTGTAGTCATACACTCCGTCATAGTCCCACAGTTCTCCAAGTATACTAATGAAATCAGTGTTACCGAGACCAATGAAATTATTGAATTCATCCGCAGCGATAAAGCTTTCGCATGGAGGTCTGTTAATATAGCTTTCGATTTGATCTTCATCTCCTGCATCTCCCCATAAATTCTGTTCCAGAATAGAATAGTCTGCTCCACCTTCTAGCTTTCTACTAGCAGCTTCAGACTTTTCAGCAAGATCTAATAGATATTTCTCTTGCCTAGTTTTCTTCGCTGCGAAATGATTATATCCTGACTGTTTTAATAGCTTAGCTCCTATCTTAATTGCGCTACTTTTCTTAGTCCCAGGGGAACCTATTAGCATCACATACAGATTAGGATGTATTATTGAGTGACCGTGACGAAAGAAGATGCTCCTACCTAAGAATGCCCCTAAACAAGATACTGCTGTCCAACGATTGAAAAATGTAGGACACTCTGTTTTGTTTGAGTATTGTAAGTATAGAGAAATGAAATCTTCTTCCGGCTCCTTAGAGCTAGAAGGCATAACTATTCCTTATATTCTTACTTATTCATATCGAAGGGAGTGCGAGACTTAGTTCCAGTAGTTCTGAAATCAGGGAAAGTCTGTGCAATGCTTGCAGTTCTTCTTGCTAGGTAGTACTTGCACTGGTTATAAGATCTAGTATGCCCATTCTTACATGGTTTAGATCCATACATAAATTGGCTATCTCTTCTTAAATGCTTAGGAATTATAAGGCTCTCACTGCTTCCAATGCTCATTCTGTCTCACTCCAATAGATTGCTGGCTTACCTTCTATTCCTTTCTTAACACTAGCAGGAACAGTGAAGGTTCTTATTTCTCCATCGTAACCAAGGATAGTAATTGGTATCTCCATTCTCTCTTGTACCATGTCACACAGGTAGTCATGTCCTATTCTGTATTGGAATAGAATACTATCATGAATCTGTGCAATGAGTTTGAAGTTCTTTGAGTGTTCTGGATTAAGTGCTATATCATGGAATACTGCTAGGTATGCGCGGTTCAGGGTTTGAGCATTGAGTGATTGTGGTACGTGGGCTATGTAGCTATTGAGGTGTTGTTTACTTGCTGCTGGATTACCAAAACAGTATCTTGTCCAAGTTCTCTCAGATTCGTAGCGAGCGCGGTACTCTTCTTCTCCTGTACAATAATGTATTGCTTTACTTACCAGCATATTACTGGTAGCAATGTCATTCATAATTCCAGGATACATAGTACCAGAAATACCTGGGAATGTTTTGTGGAACTGATCTAGTAGGTATTCTGCTACCTGTATGTAACTCCAGAAACGAGGAAGATTTAGCAGGCTGCGAGCAATGCCTATATTTTCTTCTCCCATAGTTTCTACTAGAACAAACGGCCCCATGTTATAACTAGCTCCATGGTTTACGTTCTTAGCTATCTGCCGTATTGCTTTATTCAGTACCTTCCCAAGAGAAGTATCAAAGAGCTCAGTGAATGGTATGCCGAAAAATCTAGATGCATTAGCACAGTGAAAGTCTGGACTGTTCTCTACGTTATCTATAAGCGTAGCATCGCCGGATACATAAGCAGTATCTCTAGATTCAGCTTGTTCAAGATCGCATTCTGCGAAATAGAAACCATCATCTGCTCGTAGAGTACACTTAACACTAGGGCCACGAGGTATATTCTGCACTTGCAATCCACACCAGAAGTGATGTTCTCTACTAGCTAGTCTGCTAGTATCTGTACCATGTGGATTGAGAGCATAGAGTACTCTTTCATCAAATTCTTTTCCTGCTGTGAGATAGGTGCTTACTAGCTTCCTAGCTTTTCTTATTCCAGTAACCAGATTTAGTATTCTTGCATTTAATGGATGTCTGAACTTAGCTTTCTTCAGTGCTTTATCATCTGCATTCTTAAGATCTTTGCAGCCTAGAATACCTAATAGCTGCTTCATCTGTATTGGAGAGTTAGTATTAAAACTCTGCCCTGCTGGAATAGAAAGCATCTTATTAAGAGATACTCCTGATTCTGCAATCACAGTATTGTAAGTACTGCAAGCTTCTGCTAGCTTACTCATATCTCTTTTAATGCCAGTCATCTCACTCAGGTGACAAGGGAATGTAAGAGGGAACTCTTGCAAGTAATTATTTATTGCCCACTTAGGAGCTTCAGTTACCATTGCCAGAAAAGAATTACCAGTACCCCAAGTATCCAGGGCATTGTACTTATAATATTCATACAGATCGTTAGTGTTGCTAAGGTCTTTCCAATATCTTGCTTCTCTGATGAAGAAGGCAGCAAGGAACCCAAGATCCTTAGGCAGTTCTGAATACCAACTATGGAATAAGTTAGCAGTATCATACAGGTAGTTATGCACAGGACAATTATAACGAGTAAGATAGGATATGTCATACTTTCCATTCTGGAATACCTTCGGAGGAGAGAGCAGATTAAAGGCTCGCATGATTGGTAGATTTTCTACTTCGTCCATAGGAAGCACTAGAGAGCAGGAAGCTATGCCGCTTGGATCAGTATCCAGATCATTGGTGTAGAAGAAGCCAGTGTAAGAGATACAACGAATAGTTGCTCCCTCTTTGAATGTTTCTATATCTACTGCGATTAGGAATGCATCAGAAAAGAATTGCAGGTAGTGGGAAGAATTCTGTACTCCAAGAGTAGTGAATCCTTTAAAGACTGTTGGCTGGTACCACTTATCAGGAGTTGTTAGTTTGGATATCAGCCGCCTAGCCATGAACTTACCATATGGTACAGTGGCTAGTTGCTTAAGAGGAGGGATGAACACTACTTCTATTGGCTCTCCTCCTTTAGCAGCATCTAATGCAGGAATAGTGAAATGACTACCTGCATATTCTGACAGCTTAGGTGCTGCTCGCTCACTCCAGTATAGAAGCTTTTGCAACATAGGAACTGAGGTACTAATTACTTTCTTAATCTTTTTCTGGTGACAGTAACTAGCTACCTGAGTAAGAGTGCTTACAGCTTCCATGCGGAGGAATGTAGTATAAGAGCCTACGCATCCTTTCAGTAGAGGAAGGAATTTATTATCTTCTAATGTACCCCAGAACAGGAGAGCTTCCTTAGCTTGATTAGCTTTCTGAGAGGAAGCTTCTGCTGCTCGTAGTTTTTCTATATGTAATGAGAGGGCGCTCCTATTACTCATAGGTACTTATACTCCATACTTCTTGTGCAGTTTATGAGCATACTTAGCTCGCTTCCTTGCTACTACTGCTGCATTCCAATCATCATGTTCAGGAAGAGTATGGTACTTAATAGTAGTCTTAGCTAATCCTCCTTGATTGCCTCTGCCTCTTGATTCTACTTTAGCTTCAAGACAAGCAAAGCGCCTGGCATTATGATTACTACCGATCAGTTTAAGTTCTTTTGGATTGCGGTACTTGTTACTTTTACTGCTCATAATACTTACTCCTAATAACACTATTAATGAGGGGGGGGGTACTACCTAAAAAACCACTACTCAGTTCCCCAAGTAGTGGCTGCATATCTCGTTTCTTGCTACCCGGTACTAGTTGCTACGCCTTATCCGCTCGCTGCTGCGCGGCTTCGTTAGTATAATCAAAGTTTTGGTAGCGCTTAAACAGCTTCTGCTTGTTATACTCCAGTGTTTCTTCCCTGGTAATATCAAGCCCTTGACGCAGACCTTCCATATAGAACTCAATGTCGCCAAGCTCTTCTATCATGTTTTCGCGATCTATTTCTTTCTGGTAAACTGAGGCTTTCTTAACTGCATCCAGCAGTTCTCCAGCCTCTCCAGAAATGCCGATAGCCATATGAATAAGGTGCATTTGCTCAGGAGTCATCTCTGCTAAGATGTCAGCTCCTGACTTAGCAAGCTTTGTTACCATCTGTCCGTGGGATATTGTGTCAAGAAGATTCATGTTGTTTGTTCCTTGTGTTGTTAGTACTAGATTGTGAGAGGATACTGCTACTTACTCAACTACCTGCCAATCGTCAGCAAGAATATCTGTTTGAGAAGCAAGCCAAGGGACTACCATGTTGTCCGCAGTTTTCATATCAATATGCGCATGATAGTTTATCTCAGTACCTTCATGGTAGATACCAAGGAGTGGCGGCCTATTTACTACAAACACGCTACCAGGAACTAGAAAAATAAACATTCCTTTCCCATTCCATCCAGCGCGCTGTACTTTAGCTCCTTCTTTAAGCCTTTCTAAAGCTCCACCAAAGTGCATAGTTGTATCTCCTATTAAAGTGAAAAAAGAGCTTGCACTAGCGATCGGTACCAGTGCAAGCTAAAATTGTGGATCAAGTGCTATAGCCAGCAGTCACGTCAAACTACAGCAAGCTCCACAACGCCCATGTAGAACTTACCTTCTTCCTTCTTATCTTTCCGAAGGTTAGTGGTAACAACCACATCTATATCAGTAACCTGTGCAACGATCTCGCCAAGATTACTAAGCCCAAGAGCCTCGCCAAATACTGTGGCTACTTTCTTAAACTTACCTTGACCAAACTCGTTATCCAGCATGAATGCAATACTTGCAGTATCATCTGGTTTGCACAGCTCTTCTTCAGTAGTACCGTCTGCCAGTTCCAAGTGCTCTTTCAACTTGAAACTAAGCTCTACTGCGGGATGATCGCCAATTACTTTCTTCTCCAGTGTAGCAAGACAAGAGTGTGTGCCAACTGGGAAGTTCTTAAACTCCGGCAGATCAGCCAGGTCATCAAGAGTGGCGTCCAACAAGCTATCAATATCAACTGAGTCGTTCATGTGAGTAGTTCCTATGCTATTAAGAATGAATGAAAATGAATGGATCAATGAAAGGTACTAGGTACTAGGTACTGCTTTTGTTCTTCAATCTGGCTAGGATATCTTTAGCCGATTCACCTCCTGTAGATTGTATTGTTTCTTTTACTTCTGCCAATGTTGCCGCTGGTAAAGTTGTGGCCGGTACTAGTTCTTTTGGTACCGCTGTTACAGTTTTATTATTAGTAGTGCTAGGTTTAGTGGTAGCTGCTATCTGTTCCACTGGAAATAGTTCCGGCTTAAAGATTGGTAGCAAGCTAGGCTCTGCTTGAGTTTCCAGTACCGCTCCAGTCCTAGAGCCTGTAAGAATTGTGGTATTATAAGTAGTACTCGATGCAAAGGTATGCTTCCTGCTCTTAACTTCTGCATACACTACATGATCAAAGTACTTAGCAACATTGCGAGAGAAGTTCCTGGTTCCTGCTACTGGTACTAGCTTACTTTTCTTCCCTTCAGTTTCAGCTTCAGTCTCATGGGATATTACAATTACATTATACCCTGCTTGCTGAATATGAGAGAAGAAGATATCCATCAGCTTACCTAGATTACCCCAGTCATCGTAGTCTAGCTTGTAATCATCAGGCTTCCCTTTGGTGATATGAGAGATAGCACTGTTAGTAAGCTGAGTAGAAGAATCGAATACTACTATCTTATTATTATCTTTCAGTCCAGGAAGATCAACTTCCACTGTAGCTGCCCCCTCTTTCTTGCAGATCATGCATGCTACTTTACCGTGCAGCTCACAGATAGAAACCTTACCTTTCACCATCTTAAGTACAGTTTCAATTGCTACAGGGAAGCTGCGAGTATCAGGTATGGCTATTAGTTCTATTCTTTCTTGCCATTCTTGTGGAAGCTGGAACAGAGTTTCATGTCCATTCTCAAGATCGACCCAGATAAGATCATAGAACTCAGCAAGCTTACCTGCAAGTAATGTCTTACCAGTTTTAGGCGGGCCGAATATAAGAACGCGATGGGTACTACTTGCTTTGTGACTACTTAGTTTACTCATGACTGCTTCCCCTTCCTACTTGTTTGCTTCATCCAGTTTTGTGCGAATCTTTTCTGCGAAGCGCTCTATTAACTTATCACTTCTGTGTGCATGCCAAAGAGCTAAGTCTACGCTAGTTACTACTTCGTAGATTGAGTTTCTAACTGCTTCCTTAAATACTTCGACAGACTCTCCGTTTACAATGCAAGCTCTAACAGCCCGCTCCATCTCTTTCAGCTCTAGAGCATCATGCTCTGCTAGTATCTCATTCAGCTCTGGATCATCGCTTGGTTGTTTGTTAGTATCCATTACTATATAATCCTTTTCATTTTTAGTAGTCTTGTTACTGCTGCATCGAACTGCCGAATGCCGTTGTCTACTAGCCATGCGATGTATGATGGATCATCTTCTATAACATCTTCCAGATCTTCTCCCTTGTGCTTACCGAACGTAAATGTGTAAGATAAGGAAAGTTCAAAGAGAGAGTCCAGTTCAGCATCAGATACTTCTGGATGGACAGAGTGAGTTTTATTGCTCATATCTCCAGCTACTCCTATGCTCTTTCCATCTGATCAGTAATTAGCTCACTGAAAGTAACAGTGAATGGATAGCGGAATGCATCTTCTGCTATATCATCTACAATCTTAGTAGTAAGCGGCTTTGTTAGATTCTTAGTATGCAGGGTACAGACTCCTAGATACTCACACTCCCTGAAGAAGTCAAAGCAAGACTCTCCATGCATAGGATATGTACCATAGCTTTCATACAGCTTAATCATGTCGCAATCAATAAGAAGCTCTTGCAACCAGAGTGCTCGCTGTAGCAAGCTCTTACCAAAAGGCAGTTCTTTGTACTCATAGCTCTTGGATTCATACACAAGATAGAGTACAGTATATGAGGACAGGCCAGGGAATAGTTTGTCTAGTACAATGGAATATCCTAATGCTTGCCCACTGTTCTTATACATTGCAGACTGCGCAGTACTGGAAGTAGTCTTACATTCTACAACTACCACTTCTCCAGTCTCTTTGTTTTTTAATACTGCATCCACAAATCCACGATACACAAATCCATCAGGCAGCAGAATTTGAAATCCAAGCTCTATGGCCGGGCTATCTTCGTACATTACAATGTCATAGTCTGCTAGATAACCTTGCATTCTCATGTGCAAGAACTTCTGTACTGCATGGAATGCTAGGTAAAAGCTCTTATTCTGTTTCGGATTATCAGAATCCAGATCTTCATCCCAAGCTAGGAAGTTTCAACTGTACCGCTTATCTGCTCAGAAGATTGCATTGGAAGCAGAGAAAGAAGTAGAGCAAGGTGTTACATTTGCTTATGGTCATGCAGTAGGAGAAGGAATAGAACAGACTCTTGC